GCAGGTACATTGTCCGGGTAATGGCTCTCGTATGTACGCTTTCTACGACTTCAAAGATCAAAAAGCAGAGGTCACTAAAGGTGACATCATCGGCATGAGAATTACAGTACGCAATTCTTATGATGGATCATCAGGCATACCACTAGAAGCAGGGGCATTACGTCTTGTCTGTCTAAACGGTATGACTTCAACTGTAAACAAGTCTCGTACATCAGGTAGTCACACTACAAACCTAGACTTGCAGTACATTAAAGATTCAATCAATGCAGCACAGGCACAGTTTGCTCAGTCAATTGACAACTACCAAGTGATGCATGGTTGGAAGATTACACAAACTGAGGGATCAGATTTGATAAAAGATCTTGTCAAGAGTAAAACACTTGGTGTAAAACGTGGATCTGATATCGCTGATATATGGAAGAACCCTACTTATCAAAAGGATAAAGACCGCAACGTGTACAATCTATACAATGCGATCACGCAAAACTTAACACCAGACATGGACAAAAGTTTTGAATTAGTATCACGCACAAGTCGCAAAGTCTTAAAGCATCTACAAAACCATGTAGTAGAAGACAGTGGCAACCTAGTAAAATTCAAATGAATCAAATGAGTTTTACAATACTAGACGCATGGGGTCAGCGTGAGCAGGGATCAGGTGCAAGTCCCAAAGAACAACCTAACAAACCCAAACAGAAATGCTTAATTACAATGTACTTTGAATGGGACCCAAACAGAGAAGAACACCCAGCAGACTGGAAGTGGAAAGAACTGTTGGGCGTAGACTACATTGAAATCGAAGAGATTGAAGACATTGAATAGTCTAATCACAGAAGATAAGTTTATGGTAAACCAGATTTATCATGCGAATATCTTGTCATGCCACGATTCCCCTGTCCTAGTGATGGGGGAGTCTGGCACAGGCAAGGAAACTATGGCTCAAATATTGCATGGCAATAGACAACCATCATCAGACTCAAGACACGCAACAAATTTCGTACCAGTAAACGTAACAACCTTGCAAGAAGATCTATTTGAATCGTTACTTTTCGGACACTTGAAGGGTTCATTTACTGGAGCAACAAGAGATGCCACAGGATTTGTGCAACAAGCACACAAGGGAACGCTTTTTTTAGATGAGATAGGAGAACTACCATATCATTTACAACCCAAGCTACTTAGGTTTATACAATACAAGAAGTATAATAAGATAGGAGACGCTTCGGAGTACAATGCAACTTGTCGTTTTGTATTCTCAACCAACAAAGATTTACGCAAGGAAGTTGAGGAAGGTAGGTTTAGATTGGATCTATACTTCAGAATCTCAACCTTCATTATCAAGACATCACCACTCAGGGACAGACCACAAGACATCGTACTCTATTTGAAAGCTATGCAAATCCCTAAACCAGAAGAACTTACGAAAACAATTTTGTCTAAGACTAAACTCCTTGGCAACTATAGAGAACTACACAGTATAGTCGCACGTTATAAGACACTAGGAGAATTAATCATCTATTAACATCACCCATCCAAAAAAGTTGGCACGAAGAATGCTTATATATAAACCAAGTTACTTTTTAATATGACTTATAAGAAAGAAAAATTCATCGATGGAGATTTTAAGGGGTTCAGTTTTTTTACCCCAGTTTTTGAAAGTCTTGACGAAGTTGTTGAATCATACGGAGACAAGACATTACTTGCATTAGTAAACCAGCAAGTACAGACAAGGATCAGAGCAAAGGTTAAGAACTCTTTACCAAAGAACTTACCAACATCAGAACTAGAACGTTATAAAGACGAGCTATATCGCAAGCATCCTGATGGTACATTACTAACACAAGACGAAGCTAATGAATGGACTCCAAGTCTCAAGGAATTGTCAGCAAGAAAACTATTTCTACTGGCACAAGCAGAGTTCGCGAAGGGTAATAAAGAAACAGCAGAAAACTACATGGATCAATGCAAATCGAAAACGTTACAATAAACCAACTAAAGAAAACTCAGTCAAGAAGATCTAGTTATTGTCCGTCATCTGCACAGCAGATACAACCAATACTAGATAGATTGATAGAGTCTGGTAAAGATGCATACGTCAATGCACAACAAACAGGCTACACTCCAAACACTCTATACGTTAAGCTCAATGATGGATTCAAGTTCATTGTGGATAACTTCAACGAAGAGAAGTATACAATACTCAGAACAAAGACTGCCATACGCAAGACAGACGATGGAGTCATAATATACTTTAAAGATACACCAAGAAATACTTTAGTTTCTAAAGATTTAGACTATGAATACAATGATTCTATCACATGGAAGAATGATTTAGAGACATGGTATAAGACAGCACCAGAGTCAGAATTGTTTGAGCGTAATGTCTCAGTCAATGAAGCTGACAGGGAATTCATTTACAATCTAGTCACTGAAGACTCAGAAGTAGACATCACTGATTCATACGTCAGGATAATGAAATGATTGAGATACTATTCAATATCGCTGCAATTCTTTTTATGTTATGGTTTGTTTCTGGTTTGGCAGCAGCAATTTTCTCATCAATTAAATGACAATAGAACAACTACTTGAAGTGTCAGTTGATGAACTAGAATCTATGTCAGATTCAAAACTGATGGAGCATCTTGCACCATACCTCAAGTTGACACTGCCAGATGAGCTAGAAGAACTAAAGATACAGAAGAAAAGAAGGGGCAAAATTAAAATTGATTAAACTAGAAAAAGCTGACGATCGTTACATTCTCCGCATTGATGCATCTGCATACAAGGAGTCTGCCTGTGACTTGAAATTCTACTACACTACAGTCCGTGGATTGCGTAGTAGTTACATGAATCACAAGATGGAATACGGTACTGCGTACCACAAAGCACTAGAAACTTTCTATGAGACTGGTGATAGAGCAGAGGCAATGAATGAAGGACTCACTCACTATTCTAATCCTGAGATTGTAATTCCTGACTCTGATTGGAGAACCGCAGGACACTTGGCCAATTGTCTCACACAATACTTCGATACTTATCAAGATGTTGATGGTCTTAAAGTTGAGAAGCATGAAGGCAAGGCGTTGTTAGAGATGAAGTTTGGTTTTCCTTTCTACACCAACGGGTTTATTGACGTTATCATTTGCGGTACAATAGATTTCATTGGCACATACTTTGGTCAGAATGTTATATGCGATCACAAATCAACCGCAGTCACAGCAGTAGACAGATACTTGGATACATACAGAATGTCTACACAGATCATGCTCTACACTTTAGTTATGCGTAAGCTTTTTCCTGACAGAAATTACCAAGCAGTTATCAATGGCATATTCTTATCAAGAACAGGCAAGAATAAGTTCCAACGCAGTCCGATACTTGACTACTCAGATGATAAGTTGGCATACTTTGAACAGCACTTGACACAAACCATTGTCAAATTTGTTGAGCTGCTAACCAAGAACATCAAGGAAGATAAGAATTATTTCCTACCCAATTTCAATTGTTGTGAAACCAAGTTTGGTATGTGCAAGTTTGCAAGAATCTGTAACGCTGGCGACTTTGGTGAAGCTGTGATTGAGAACGACTTTTATACTAAATTATATAACCCATTAAACTTCAATGCATAGTTTCGAGAGAGAAGTAAAGAAAACACTAAACGTTATGGACGGTGAAGAAGCACAAGCAGAACTCAACTTTGAGTTGAACACACTCGCAGGTCTTACAGCATTTTACAACGCTGTTGATTGTGTGAGGTTACTTGATTCAAAGCAACTTGATTACGGACCCATGAACATTTCAACTGAAGGCTTGATGGGATTGAAGACACGACTTGTTGATAAGATCTTCAGGCTCAAGAACATTCTTGAATCTGGTAATGAACCAAATCACGAGTCACTTAAAGATACTTTTCAAGACATAGCAAACTATGGATTGATCGGTCAAATGCTTATTGAAGGCACTTGGCCAAACGTTGAAAAGAAAACAACGAAACACATAGAAATAACAGTAATATGAATAAACCCATTATAGGTGTTGTTGGCTCAAGCGGAACTGGCAAATCAACATCACTTCGCAACTTGCCGCCAGACAAGACAACTATCATTGACCTTGAGCGTAAAGGTTTCCCATTCAAGGAAGCTAAGAACTTCAATGTTATATCGGTAAACAAACTACCAGATGTTGAGAAGGCAATTGATAAAGCAATCAAGGAGTCAGAAGTTGTAGTGATTGAATCATTCACAAAGTATTGTGAGATACTATTTAGCACAGCAGCAAAGATGTACAAAGGTTATGATGTCTGGACATATTACAACAAGTCTATTCGTGACATTCTTGACAGAGTTAAGAATGAGAAAGCTGTAGTAATCTTCACAGCGATTGATGAGATCGTGCGTGTCACACAACCAACAGGCGGTGAGTACAATACTCGACGCATCAAGGTTCAAGGCAGAGTTCACGAAGGCTGCATCGAGAAGGAACTATTGATGGTTCTCTTTACTGAAGTACGTCGAACAGAAGACGCTATTGAGTATTGTTTTCAGACTAACTCCGATGGAGTGACATCAGCGAAGACTCCTCTTGGTATGTTTAAAGATCTCTACATACCTAATGATCTCAACGAAGTAATCAAAGCATCAGATAAATACTATGCTTAATAATTTAAGACAAGTACATACTGCTATTAAGACGCAGACAGGTTTTCTCGCGGGAATCGAGGTTTGTCCCTGCATTGATCGCTTGTCACAATTTCTCACACGAAGTGAGGATAACTAGTATAATGCCTACTATAAACCTAAATGACGTGAAGGAGAATGCTCGGCCATTCTTACCTTCAAACACCTACACTATCCGCGTTGCGGATGTAGAAACTCGTACCTCTCAAGCTGGCAACCCTATGGTTGTTTTGTCATGGGAGATCGTTGCACCTGAGTCAGTAGAAGATCCTGACTTGGGAGATGTGCGGATTGCTGGATTGCAATTCCGTGAGTACCTAGTGTTCATTGAGAAGGCTGCAATACGCATCAAGCGTTTGCACCGTGTTCTTGATTTACCTTTCGAGATCAACTGTTCAGACGAGTCAAACCCTTGGGGTACTGTCGAGCCTAATGGTGATGTCTATAAAGGTAAAGCTGCCTACGCAACCATCAAGACAGAGAAGATGGTTAGGAAGAATGCAGAAGGAGAAGCAATGGTAGACCCAGCAACGGGTGATCCAGTGACCTTCAATGCATATTCCACCGGGGAACTGATTAGTGCAGCACCAGAACACGACATAGTCTAATCGTGCAAGAGAAGGGGAATTGTTTTGTGTAGACCTTATGCAAGGAAGCTTGGTACAGCGTACACACACAGTTCCTCTTCTCTATTTTTATGAAATATAATTATTTTGATATAGTTCACTCAGGTAATATTGAGGGAATCAGAAAAGCGTACAAAAAATTTGCAAGACGGCATGGGTTAAAACCTGATGAAGTCGGTAGAAGGGAAAGTCGTACAATGGATTACAAAGTAGATTTCCCAAACAAGGAACAAAGAATTGCTGAAGTACGCAAACGTTATGGTACTCCAGATTATGTTAAAAGAAAGTATTGTGAGAAATTATCGTGAAAGAAATAGAATCAATAATAAAAGAAGTAACTAACAAGAAGAACGCGCAAGCACTTGAACGGTTACGAGTAAAAACAATAGATGCCCAAGCCGAGGCATTAGCAGATGGATACCTCTCTGGTATACATGATGTAATTTTAATGTTACAAGATTACATAAAGGATGGATTGAAAGACAAACTAAAACAGCAAGCACTCAAAGCTCGTGAGACACAAACCAAGTCTTCCGTACAGCGGTCTAACAGTAATACTGGAAAGTCCAAGTAGATTCGACAAGTGTGAGTTAATCTCAGGCTATGCGGGTCACTTGTTTCAGAATGCGTTAAGCATTCCAAGACAATCTTGCGACATACGGTTGCTCAATACATTGGGCGAAGGCTTTCTCCCCGACACAAAAGTAATTTTGTTGTTGGGCGAGAAGGCTTTAAGAACTTTCAAGAACAGTAGACTAGGTGGACAACGTGGATGTCCTTGGATTGTTCATGGTCGAGCTTACATTGCTACCTTCGCACCACAGAATGCAATTGATCGCAAGGCATACTTCAATCCATTAGCCAATGATACTGAGTATGAGTATGACGAGACTGAGAGACATGGTAAAACTAAACGATCTAACTGGAGACACTGGATGCAACGTGATGTTGCCAAGGCAGTTGGTTATCTAAAGACTCCACCTAATCCACAAGCTGGTGAGCATTGTATTTATCCTAAAGCAGATGAGATCATAGACATCTTAACTAACACTAAGGATCAAGATATGTTCTTTGATATTGAAACGAATCCGAATCTTGAGATGACTTGCTTTGGATTTTCTTTTGGAGGGAAAGGTTATTGTGTACCAATGCTACGCATAAACTACTATCACTATGATGAGACTCCGCAAATTTTACGGGCATTGGCAATTGCACTACGGGATAACACAGTTGTAATTCACAACGCACTCTTTGATTTGTTTGTTATTGCGTATCGCTATGGAATCCCTGCACCTAAGAAAGTTTACGACACAATGCTGGCTCACCACAGATTGTTTCCTGAAGTTGAGAAGTCTCTTGGACATTGCATATCTCTTTATACAGATCAACCATACCATAAAAACGAAGGTTGTTATAATCCGCAAACTTCAGAGCAGTTCGATCAACTGTATCATTATAACGTTAAAGATGTTTTGACGATGGCACTAATCAAGCCATCAATCGAAGCTCTTGCTGGTAAGATGAAAGCTGGAGGTTCAATTGAACAGGCTAACTCTATGGTAGTTCCATACTTGACTGCCATGTGTCAAGGCTTACGTATAAACACTGAAGAGAAGAAAGCAATCTTGATGCGTAACGAAAGGTACAAGGCACAACTACGCAGAATGTTAAGCTTGTTGGTTGGTAGAGATCTAAATCCGAATAGTCCTAAACAAGTTTCTGAGTATCTTTATAATGATATGAAGTTAAAGAAACCTTCAAAGGATCTAACCAATGAAAAGACTTTGCTACAGCACAGACTCAAACATAATCTACCATCTATATCTGTCATACTTAAATACAGATCCATTGCAAAAGAGTCTGGTCAACTAAAGTATACACCATACGAAGGTTTGTATACCAAGCCTGTGGCAGACAGGATAACAACTGCTTACAACTTGGCAGGTACATCAACGTTTCGATTGGCTAGTAGAAAATTACTGGGACGCTGGGGTACTAACATACAGAACATACCAAAGAAACTTCGCAAACTATTCATTGCAGATAAAGGTAAGGTTCTTGTTCAGGCTGACCAAGCTGGTGCAGAAGCAATGATTGTAGGTTACTTGTGTGTACCGGGAAACTTTAGAACTTTATTTCTTGAGGGAATTAAATCTCATGTGTTTGTTGCGTTGCGATTGTTTCCAGATGTCTGGGCAGAACAACTAGGCAGAAGTGTAGACGATTTTTGTGAAGCACCTATAAGTGAACTAAAGAATATAAAAGGTTGGGATGATCTCAACGCTGTGATTAAAGACAGTGACAACTGGTCAGCAGACAAGCGTTATTACTTCATGGCAAAGATGGTATGTCATGCAAGTAACTATGGTATGAAAGCACCAACGTTTAGAACTAATATGTTGCAGAAATCTCAGGGTGCAATAGCACTTGAGAACAAGGAAGCTAAAAGATTCCTTGCGACTTATCACAAACTATTTCCTGAGATAAATCAATGGCACAATGAGACTATTGAAAAACTAAAGAGTACAAAGATACTTAAAAATTTATTTGGTTATCCAAGATACTTCACTGGATTCATTGACGAGACTATGTACAAGGAAGCGTATGCCTTTGTGCCTCAGTCAACTGTAGGATGCATTACTAATCTAGCATTCGTTGAATTACAGAACAGAAAAGATCTTCAGGATTTAGGAGTTGACGTACTCCAGAACAACCATGATAGTGTCCTGCTCCAATGCGCTCCAGAGCATTCGGAATTCGTTGCCCAAGAAGCAATGAAGCACTTAAACCGTGAAATGATTTCTCCCCGTGGCGAGCGTTTCTGTATGAGATCAGAAGCTATGATCGGGGATAACTGGAAGGAAATGATAGATGTCTAAACCAATAGTAAGCTACAACGTCGGAGACACAAATATAAGTGTCGCTCTTGATAACTTTTTTGACGGTGATGAAAATGAACCGATCTTAGTTATTACACTCAACGGTAAAGTATTACCTGCTCTAACCTTTGAGCAATACACAATCATAGCAAAATTAATTGATACGTTAGATGACTAATCTTGAGAAGTGGAGGCACTATCTTAAAGATTTAGAATCACCTGACCTGTTTATAGATTGGAGTTTCTATAGTTTAATTAGTGCCGCATTACAACGGAGGGTCTGGTTGTATCCAGACTCAATGGCAATATACCCCAACATCTTTACACTGTTGGTTGGTCCACCTGCTGCGGGTAAGTCTCGCGTGATCTCACAAGTAGCTGATGTAATCAAGAACGAGAAGTTGATGGAACCGAATCTTGAAAAGAACAACATGGTTCCAATGTTTCCTTGTGGTGCAGACACAACTACACAAGAGTCTTTACTCAGGTTCATGCGTGATGATTGTATCAGAACGTTTAAGATTCCAGACAAGAGACTTGGAGGCACAGCAACCAAGAAAAGATCTCATCATTCAATTTGTTTTATGGTTGAGGAACTTGGTGTATTGTTTAGGAAGAACTCTGAAGACATGGTTAATATGTTGAATCAGTTTTATGATTCACGAAGTTATCATTACAAGAGTAAGCATCAAGGGTCAGATGACATTACAAATATTTGTGTGACCATGCTTGGAGGTACAACGCCTTCATTTATTCGTGAAGCTTTCAGCGATAAGATTATTTCTCAGGGATTTACATCTCGTGTTATCGTTGTGTTCGGTCATGCTCCAAGATTCTTTAGACAATTTCCCGGTCTTACAGATCAACAACGCCAGTGCAGAAAAGACATCATAGATACACTGTACAATCTACATGACATTTGCGGAGAAGTGTCTCTATCAAAGGAAGCGCAGGAATGGCACAAAGAACTTTATGAGTCTGGTGAACTATACTCCAAGCGAGTAAACAAAGATCCACGGTTAGATAATTATTATGGCAGAAAGAATGTACACTTGTTGAAGACTGCCATGCTTATACATTTTGCTGATCATAAAAGCATGGAGATCTCTTTAAACGATATGCAACGTGCATTCAAGTTGTTGACTATTACAGAACACAAGATGCATGAAGCTTTCAATACTGTAGGTAGAAATCCTATCGGTGAAATCACAAAGCATATACTACGGTATATCATTGACGCTGACTCAGGCGTAAGGTACAAAAAGCTTTGGCTTAAATTTGTATCTGAAATTACCAAACAAGAACTGGATCAAGTTCTTGAATTCCTAGTTACTACTGAACAAGTAGACAACAATGGTGGTTGGTTCAAAGCTCGTGTCACTGATGTTTACGATACACTCAAATTTTAGCTGGGTCAGATTCTCTCTTATTGACGTTGGAGAGCAATACGGATCTGTTTATGAGTTTCGGTTTCTTGGTTTACGAAACTTGACCAGCTTATCTTTATGAAACCTCCAAGATACACAACACACGCACGTTTAGATACGGAGTTCGCTGGTGATAAACGCTTTGCTTTGGAACTGGTTAAACACATGGATTGCTTCAGAGGTTGTCCGGGTAAGGTAACTTACCTGAGACAACTCCGGGGCAACAAGTTTCAAGAGTTAGGTTCTTTTAAGTTTGATGGAACTTGGCCACTACCAGAACCAGACAAGGTCTAGGTCATCTGAAAAATCTTCAGGCAATATATCATAACCACTGGTAACAATAACGTTGCTATTGGTTATGTTGCAGGTGGAATTACAACGGGTAACAATAACGTTGCTATTGGTCACGCTGCTACTCTTCCTCCTCTGAATCTTCGCTTTCGATGTCTTCAAGTATTGTACTAACTACCCGACGAGTGAGTACACCTACTATACTTTCATACGACATATCGTATTCATCATAATAACGTGAGATCAGTCTCTCCAAGTCATTGTAGAAGTTTTCTTGTTGTTTCTTCTCATCCATTTAGTTTAGTAAATCCCATGCAGCTTCGTACTCGTGATACTTCTTGCCTGTTATAAAAATCTTTAATGTCTTGCAAGTCACATCTTCAATAGGCAATACCCAAAAACGTTTTCTCTGTATTGCACAACAAATAAAAAAGTCTATAGAACTTTTATCATAAGTATCTTTGACTGCTTTACCGTGACATAAACCAAAAGCATAGTGAGGTCCGTGTCTAGGAGTCATCGTTACATTCTCGGTAGACTTAACTTGTATTCTACAAAAGTGTCTACCTTTCTCTGCTATAATATCATACCTAGCGTTGTCACCAAACGGAAACGAGACAATCCAACTACGTTCTATAAGTTCTTGCGCTACTAAAAGTTCTCCCCGATCTCCCAATGCTTTCATAAAAGTTTTCCTTGCGATCCCACATAACGCATAATCAAGGCTTTCTTTTGTTGTTTAAGTTTTTCGTACTCTAGTTCTGTTTTAATTAATCCTTTGGCTTGCTCTTTCTCTAGTATTGTACCTTTCATCATCTTAGATCCAAACTTTCTAGTGAGTGCTGCGCCTTTTTCATTACGATCAATTGTAGCTAGATCTGGATAAGCTGCAAGGTCTGCCTTGCTTGGCTGTAGTCCTAAGTATTGAATACGGCTTTTATGGCTAGTGTATTTTCTACTTGTCGGTGAAGCTGGTGTGGATTTCCAGTTGCCTCTCCATAGATCATTTAGTTTTTGTTTAAAGAGATCTTGCTGTTTTGCTTCATCATTTGGATGTTCTTCCATTGCGTGACGAGCCGCTTCTCTTACTGCTTTAGGCAGCAGAGTTCTTGCATCTGCTATGTTAGATGCGTTTCTAAAGTTTTGTTTAGCTGGGAATCTGTATTGGTTGCCAATATCTGAGGGTACGCCTTGCTCATCTACACCCGTGGTTAATCTATTCCATTTTCGCATTGCTGTCCGTGCATTGAACTCGGACATATCCTCAGATAAAAGTACATGATTAGCAAAGTATCGGGAACTTTGGTTTAAATCAAGAAAAGTTTTTCTAATAAACTTCATCCAAGATTCTCCAAAGCTTTCTCCAATCATTTCGCCAGAAGCAAAAAACTTTGTAAAGTCGTTTGCTATTTTAAATCCTTGGTCAATTGCTGGGAATGTAAAGCCACCGGGTATGCCTTGTGTAATTCCAAATCTTCCACCTTTTAACAAATCAAAAACTAATGCAGACTGAAAGCCAAAGAACCCTGCATACTGTATTGAATTAGCAAGAGCATAGAAAAGTTCTTTGTCATCCTCCATGTGAATTGCTTCTATAATATGTGGATCACCTTGCATCTTGTTGGCTATAACTTCAGATGCATAACGTAAAGCTTCACCGCCAATCACTGCACCAAGTGTTGCTTTGATCAATGGTCTTGGATCACCTTGTGTTCTCAATGGAACATAAACATCTTTCATCATGCGGTCTGCTTTTTCAATAGACCAACGTGACAATGATGTTACCATACTGATAACACCACGTTGTGTAAACTTAGGTAATCCTCTTGCATCGTATGTGCCTTGATTAACTTCAACCCATGCAGCGGCAGCTTTATTCATTACCTCATCTGGTGCTTTGTTGCCATTGCCTACATAATCTTTTAGGTTAACTCGTTTGCCTTTAATTGTGACTTCACCCATCTGTCTTTGGATTGTGTCTATCAATCTATCAGCAGTCATGTCACCTTTCATGCCTAGCTTTTCAAGCGGTCTTAGATGAAGTGCTGACCAAACAAGTTGTTTACCAAATGCAAACTGCAAAGCACGAGTACCTTGCTCAAGAGTATTACGACCACCAACACGAAGCATTGCATCTGCTGTACTGTTTGCCCAATCAGCAAGCCTGTTTACACTCTCAGCTTTGTACTCAAGATTGTTTAAGTTTGATTTGTTGATCCCATACTCAAAGCTTTTCTTCCACGCGTTTCTTAAATCCAACAAGTGTGTTGCTAAGATTGGCAAGTCTTGCGTTCTCATGTAAGGCAACGCAAATAAATAGGAAGACATGAAGTCACGAATACCAGCACCAGCACCCAACCAACTAGATGTAATCAATCGGTTAGCTGTTCTAATACCAAGATCCCAATCTTCGTAATAACCAATATAGTTTTCCATGACAGATTCAATCTCCTTGGAACTGTACAATGGTTTACCTTTAAGTTCTAAAGTTTCGATTGTAGTTTTATCATTGGGATTAACTTCACGCACATTGAATGGTCCACCATTCTCCATGCCTTCAAGGTCATGCTTAAATATGTACTTACCTTCTTGGTCTGGTAGACCAAGAATTTGCCTAGACTTAGGATCACTTTCAATGTGTTTAAACATTGCCATGTCTTTTGCAAACCTGACAACATAACGAGTCATACGTTGTATTGCGTTATCTTCAATCCATGCTGCTGGCAATCCAAGTCTACCTGTTGCTACACGCAACGCTTTAAATCTATGTGAGCCAATCTCCTTATCATTTGCTCTTAGAGCATAAGCAAGATTCTCAAACAACGCTTCAAACTTATCATCAGCAGTCATTTTATTGGATGGCATCTCTACTAATTCACCACCTTCATCTTTGACTTTGTCTTGAGATTGCTTAACTGCATCTGCAAACTCTTCGTCTGACATTCCACTTGCCTGCTTTTTCCAATATGCAATTAGTTCAGTTTTGAGTTGTTGATACTCAGGACTTTGCTTCTTGCCTGTCATCAAAATTCTACGCTTTTCCTGATTAATAATTTCTGGTGTGTACTCAAGCGTGTGTTGACCAGGAACGTAGTTTGGTTGCCCATCCCTAAATACAGCGACCTTTAGTCCAAGATCATTCTGCATTGTACGAGTGTCACGGTAAACACTTTCAATCATTCTGTCGTAATACCGAATGCGAGTGTTTAAGTTGTAAGCTTCTGAAAGCTTTGGATCTATCTCCTCAATTAATTTTAAATGTTTATGCCAACGTTCTGTTTGGTAACGTCCTAGTATAGATAGTTCTTGTGGTGATAAGTGTACTTCACTTAACGCAAGCATTGTCTTCTCTAAATATTTGCCAACGATCTCACGTTCTTCTGAGTGTACGTTCTCAAGTTTTGCTGCAATGTATTTACTTAATGCTTTTGATTTGCCCGTACCAAGTTCACGGATTCTATCTATGACTGGTCTGAATACTCGTGTGAATCTTTTAAGTGGTTGCCATGTTTTTATATCATCAGCATTTGGCACAGGTAATTCACTGTACCTTTTTGATTCATAGTTATCTACAGTCGGTAACTCTTCTGGCTTCGCATCAAATGGTATTGGAGTTTCTGAATCAATTTTAGCTAATGAATCATCACCACTCTCTTCAACTATTGATCTGTTGATTGATGTAAAATCATCGAACTCAGTCTGTCTTGGTGATGGTGGAGTTGGATCATTGTTTAAAATAGTATCAAGACCTTTGACTCCAAGTGAATCTTCTGCTGTATCAACAAACTTCTTATACATTCCACCGGCAAGCACTTCATCAATCGGTACTTTCTGTGCAGTCCACAATGCTTGTAGTCTATCAAACTCTGAGTATGACATTCCCTCGTCTTTGATTACGTCATATATAACTTTTGAATTATCTACAGTGTCGAATGTTTTCTTATTTAAGAAACCCTGAAGCAATGCTTCAGGGGAACGCTGCACATGATTGAATCCCTTGCGTGTTGAAGATCCAGCTACGCCAAAGTTATCCAGTATACTGTCAAAGAATGTTACATACTCATCGGCATTCATACCTAGTCCATCAACAGGTGCGATTCTGTATGCAAACTGTTTCTTAATATCTTCTGGTAGATTCTTTAAGATACCTTGAAGACCATCACCTTGATGCATCATGCGAGTATCATACATTGCAATGCTATCACCAGACTGTCCTTTGTATCCACCGCGTAGTGGTTCAATCTTTAAGTGATCGTAGTAATGACGTAGCTTTGCTTTTACTCCTTCATCAATCTTGTTGCTTGTGTTGATCGCGTAGTCCAAGAACTTGTGAATCATGTATGGCTCATAGTTCTGTGTCCACATACCAGTTTTCGCAACCATTACCCAAGCACTACCTATCTGATCATTGACTTTAACATCGTCCATCAATTTACTATAAGTAAGATAGCGAGCTACAGTTGTATCAAATGATTCATCAATAGTTGGTATACCGATAACAAGTTTATCACGCTCAAAATAACCTGCTGGTTCTTCTGGTCTGCGTGTCTTTAATATTATCTCAGGTTTGTTGTCCAGTGATTTGTAAAGTTTCTTGAGTGTACCACTGTTACGTCCACGCATGATGTCCATGAACTGGTCGAAGTTACCTTCGTGTATCGAGTGTCCGTCAAGGTACTCAATAGTAGACTTGTAACTATGATTTTTATCCAGTGCGATTTTGAATTCATTAAGATCTTCGACATAATTTTTACCAAAATTCTTTGGTCGTTCTGGTAGTGCAAGCAAGTCTTCAAGTTCTTTTGGTATGTCATATATGTTTACACTTGATTCATATTTAACACCATCAACAACTTTACTGGCACTATGGTAGCCATCAGAGTCTACTAACTTTTCTTTAGGTTTTGCTCCAATGTATTCTAGGTAATTAATTTTACCTTGTATCCACAAGTCATTGTCAAAGATTCGATTTGGATCTAACTCAAGACGTTGAGCCATGTAATCCAAGATGTCATTGACTGCTGCTTTACCATACTTAACTTTGTTACCACGTTTTACATCAGAATACCATCGACGCATTTTATCAAACGTGCCTTTAGGTAGATTGCGTAAACGCTGTTCAAGTTTCTTGCTACCTTCAGTAACTAAAAACTCTTCAAGAAATTGTTTATCGTTTTTAAATTTGTATCCAGTGTCTTCTAGTTTCTTTCTTGCAGCTTTGAAATCAAATGTAGGATCATTCTTCAGTAGATCAGTTAGCCAACCTTGAGCTAGTTTGCTGTCAGTTTCATTGGATGACTGAATCATATCACGCACAAACACATGAGCAGTTTCATGGAATGGTGTGTCTGTATTTTTTACAAGATCATCAAGACTAATGATAGCTTCACGACTGTCTCTTCCAACGTAGCCAACTGTTCTACTCTTTGCGTTATTTACAATTTGATTAACTGCAATACGCATTGTCACGCCACGTTTGTCAGCCAAATTTCTTGCAGTGTTAAACAAGTCAACTGGCATTTTGCTTTCGACTTCTTTATACAATGCATCTCTTGCTTGTTCTGGTGAAACTTTTGTATCACCTAAAAATTGTGAGGCTGACTTTGAACGTTTGACTGCTGCAAGCTTGGCATAACTGGATGCAAGCTCATCACTTGTGTAACGATTTATTCTTGCTTCAATTTCTTTTTTAGCTGCTGCTCTTAAATCTTTCTTCTGCTGCTCTGTTGGTGTTGGCTTCTT